CTGGGTAATGAAATGCCAGCCGCACCCATGAGTGACCTGGACAGTGAAGAAGGCGACGCCTTCGGTGCTGTTGATGCAGCCGCTGGTGGTGATGCTGAATTAGGACGTGAGCGTCGTTAATGCGATATCACGAAATTCGTCAAGCTCTAAAAGAAACTGATTACTCGGCGTTTGTTGAAGACGATGCCGAGAATCATTGCTCTGATGTACTGGCCAGTGTATTGCAAAATATCATTTTCAGTGCTGAGCATGCCGAGATTCCCAAGATCCGTGTTGATGCACTGATACATCTAGTTCGTCAAGAACCTGGTGGTGAGGCATTTAATGCAGAAGCTTTAAAAAGTTGTCAACAGAACGACGAAGGAATTAAAAATCTAATCGCCAATATCAAAGATGATGATGCTGGCGTTAAGTATGTGTATCTGAATCGCCAAGATGAATTTGGTGGCGATGAATTACAAGTCCCCGGCGATGCCGATGCGACTAAAACTGCTCCTGAAAAAACTGTCAGTAGCATGGCAAAGCGGGCTGCTGGTAACCGTAGTTAAGCCAACACACGGTCAAATCCATGACTAAGATTGTGTACATCCACGGCGCCAGCGCCACAAGCGATAGTTTTAATTATATTCGAGACCATATCCGGCATACTGATATGGTCTTAGAGTATTCCAGTCTAAATCGTTTTATTGACAATTTAGAAAATATGAAAGAATCTTTGGCTAATGAACAGGATATCTTTTTTGTAGCACACAGTTTAGGTGGTATATATGCTCTGCATTTAGCAGATCATTTTACTAGCAGAACTCGTGGTGCAGTAACCATTAGTACACCATATGGTGGTAGTCGCGAAGCTGATGTGGCCAAATGGTTTTTACCATTCAATCATCTGATGCGTGATATTGGTCCCGATTCCTTTCCCATGCGTCAGGCACGACAGATCAAAGTGCCCTGTCCCTGGACCAATATAGTTACCTTACGTGGTGGTAGTCCATTTATATCCGAGGCCAATGATGGTGTGGTAACACTGGAAAGTATGCGCAGACATTCTGGAATAATGGATCTAATTGAATTAAATCTAAATCATTATGAAGTCTTGTTAAGCCGACAGACCGTTGATGTTATTAAAAAACGACTTGACACTTAAATACCAAAGTAGTATAATCATTCTACCCAAACTCTCCCTGGAGAATCATATGAAACAAGTACTTGTTGCCCTATTACTTTTGATAGCATCCACTTCTGTATTAGCCGACCGCGGCCATCGCGGTGGATACAATGGATATAACTATAATCGTGGTTATAATAATAATTGGGTAGTACCTGCTATTATTGGTGGTGCAGTGGTTGGTGGTCTAGTATATGGAGCTACCAGACCCCCTCCAGTATATCAACCACCAGTACAATATTATTCGCCACCAGTGTACGTTGACCCAACACCACAGATTCCATACGGTTATCGTGTTGAACAAATTTTAGATGCATCGTGCAATTGCTATAGAACGGTGTTAGTACCTAACTAAGGAGTACAATATGGCATATTCAGACAAAGTTTTAGATCATTATGAAAATCCACGAAATGTAGGTTCGTTTGCCAAAGACGATCCTGATGTTGCTACAGGTATGGTGGGTGCACCAGCTTGCGGTGATGTAATGAAACTACAGATAAAGGTACAAGATGGTATCATCACAGATGCGAAGTTTAAGACATATGGTTGCGGCTCAGCGATTGCGTCGTCAAGCCTGGTCACTGAATGGGTCAAAGGAAAAACCCTGGACGAAGCAGCAACTATTAGAAATACTGAAATTGCTCAAGAACTAGCTCTACCACCAGTTAAAATACATTGTAGTATATTAGCTGAGGATGCTATCAAAGCGGCAATAATCGATTATAGACAAAAACATGATACTACCAATTCTGAAGTGGCCGGACCCAGTTTTACTTAAAACTTGCCAGTCCTGGGATTTTAAAAACCCACCTCTGGGATTACAGCGTTTTATCGAGAAGGATCTCATTGATACTATGATGAGTGAAAACGCCCTGGGACTGGCAGCCAATCAAGTGGGCATAACTTATCGAGTCATAGCTATGAATGTCCAGGATGGGCAATATGCTGGACAACAGATAGTAATGCTGAATCCCACTATAGACAAAGTATCGGATGACCTATGGGAAGCTACTGAGGGGTGTTTAAGTTTCCCTAGAGTGGAGTTAACCATAGCCCGACCACGACATGTGTATGCATGTTGGTATAACATCGCTGGAGAACTTCATTCCACTGTTTTCGCCAACATAGATGCCAAATGTATATTACACGAAATAGATCACTTGGATGGACGAGTTTTCAAAGACTATGTTAGTGATCTAAAATATCAGACTGCCCTAAGAAAATCAAGGAGATAATATGGCCAAGCGTATTTTAATTATGGGTTTACCTGGATCAGGTAAAACAACTCTAGCAACACGACTTAAAAATCATATCGAAGACATCAAGCACGAAGGATATGGAATCACAGTAGAGTGGTTCAATGCTGATGAAGTCAGAAAAAAATTCAATGATTGGGACTTTTCAGAAGCAGGTCGAATTCGTCAAAGCCTGCGCATGGATGAGTTAGCTGCAAAATCCACAGCAGATTATGTCATCTGCGACTTTGTGGCACCACTAGTGGAAATGCGTAACAACTTCAAAGCCGACTGGACTGTTTGGATGGATACTATCGAGCAAGGGAGATTTGAAGACACTAATCGAGCATTCGTACCACCTACAGTATATGACTTCCGTATCACAGAACAAGATGCAGCTAAATGGTCAGTGTTCGTAGCAGATCATATTTTAGCTGATCAACGTCGCCCAGTATTTGACTGGCGCAAAGAAACTGTACAGATGCTGGGACGCTGGCAACCCTGGCACCCAGGACATCGTGCCTTATTTGAACGCCTGTTAGAAAAGACAGGACAAGTCGTTATTCAGATACGCGACGTACAAGGTTGGCAAGGCAGCAACCCGTTTGGTCTAGAAGAAGTTAAACAGCGAATCCGCCATGATTTAGATCCTCTATATCAAGGACAGTATGATATTCAAGTGGTGCCCAACATTGTGCATATTGGTTGGGGTCGCGGAGTGGGCTATACTTCAGGTGAAGAAACATTTGATGAAGAAATCACCAAGATATCAGGCACTAATATTCGCAAGCAAATGGGCCTTAAATAAGAGTATGATCACTATTACAGAAACAGCCGCAAAAAAGATCGTCGGTAATATTACCAAACGTGGGTTGGGTGTGGGCATTAAAGTGGGAGTTAAAACCACAGGATGTTCAGGTCTGGCCTATGTCATGGAATATCTGGATCAAGCACCAGTGACTCGTGATTGGTTAAAGTATGAACAAGATGGTGCAGTTGTCTGGATTACTGGTAAAGATCTAGTTTACTTGGATGGATTGACTATTGATTATGTTCGCCAAGGACTAAATGAGGGTTTTGATTTTAAAAACCCCCAAGAGGCTGCTCGTTGCGGTTGCGGTGAAAGTTTTACTATATGACAACAACCTTGCAGCAAGAATTGGACTCTAGGCTAGAGTGGGCAAAAAATAATCCTGGATTGTGCCTCTTCCCCTGGTCAATGATAGATATTCGTAGATCTATACCCAACTTAGGTAGACCACTGACTACCTGTTGCTGCAATCTAGACGAGTTTAAACCTGACCCCACTTTTCCAGACTATACACAACCTGATCCTATGTTTCGTTTAAAACAACATATGGATCAAGGTACTCTTCCCCCAGCCTGTTACCGATGTTCTACTGAGGAACAGCATGGTGGAACTAGTGAACGTGTCCGTCGCATAATTAGTGAACCTTTAATTAAATTAGAGCAGTTTAAACAAAATCGGTCCGTGGACTCATATGGGGTCAGAGTAAAATTTGGAAACCTTTGCCTACAGGCATGTCGGATCTGTCATCCACATGATAGTTCAGTCTGGCATCGACTGGCCAACACGCCAGGCGAAAACATTTTTGAAACTGATGTAACTGATGATCCAGAGTTTTGGAAATTAATAACAGATTCAATTGAAAGAGAAATTAATCTACATCGACATTTCCACATAGATCTTATGGGCGGGGAAACACTAATACAAACTGGTATTGATCGTTTGTTGGATTGGTGTATTGAACGTGGTTATCAAGATCGTTTGGAAGTGCGCATTACGACGTCGCTTAGTGCTATGCCAGCTGACGTGTTATTAAAACTAACCAAATTTCGTTTGGTATTGTTTATGCTTAGTATAGACAGTATTGGTGACAATTATCGTTATGTCAGATGGCCAGTGGAATTTGACAAAATTGAAGGAAACTTAGATTATTTAATTAATTTTGGTAAGTTACACAGTGGAAATTTTACCTATTTACTGACCCCAGTTTTTAGTTTAAGTAATATTTTTTATATTGTGGATTATTTAGATTATTGGCAAAACTGGTTTAACTCACACGGCATAAATTTTCGTATAATGAATACTAATATTACCATGCCCACATCTTATCTAGATATCCAAGCATTGCCAGTAAAATATCGATCGAAGTTGTTGGATATATTAACTTCAGGACTTACACACAAAATATTTACACAGTATCCAGAACAAACTATACATTTATTTAATTTTATACAGAGCACTATAAGAGAATTGGATATATGGCCTGACAACGATAAGTTATGGCAATTGTTCTTAAAGTTTACTGCTGACTACGATAAGCGAACAAGATTACAGTTCGACATATCCAACGATAGACTGTATAATGTATTGGATCAGCAAGATCGCGATCAATTTTCCGATCTAATGTCAAAATCAAACACAACTAATTGGCTTAGAACCAAGGCTGGTTTGCTACAAATAAACGGATTGCCATTTTAATGATAACTCAACGATATAATTACGCACCCATCAGCAGAACCAATGTTGATGGCAAGAGACACTATTGCCTACCTGACGGCAACAAGGTGCCCAGTGTTACTACAATCTTGGACCGAACCAAACCACAGGAAACTCGTGACGCACTGGCCAATTGGAAAAAGAATGTGGGCGAGGCTCGTGCTCAACAGATTACCACAGAAGCGGCCAACCGCGGCACACGTATGCACGCCTACTTGGAAAGTTATGTCATGATGGATGACATGAAACCCCTGCCCAGCAATCCTTTTGCTCATCCCAGCTGGTTCATGGCCGCTGAAGTTATCATGCAGGGGTTAGTTCACGTTGATGAATTTTGGGGTGTGGAAGTTCCAGTTTACTATAGTGGGCTATACGCTGGCACTACAGATTGTGTGGGTATATGGAAGGGTCGTCCAGCCATAATGGACTTTAAGCAGAGCAACAAAGTTAAAAAACGTGAATGGATTGAAGATTATTTCCTACAGTTGGCCGCCTATGCACAGGCACATAATGACACTCATGGCACTGACATCAATACTGGTGTGATACTCATGGCAGTTCAGCCTAAACTATTAGAAGATCAGACTTATAGCACACCACAGTATTTAGAATTTGTTGTAGAAGGTGACGAATTTGCACACTGGACTGAAGAGTGGAACAAGCGTGTGGAATTATTTTATCTAACTAAAGATTATGTATAAAGTAGATTATTTAGACCTAGTAACCATACGCAGTTGCCAGATGGCCTGTGAGGGGTGCTGCACTTTTAGTGATCACAGAGAGATTAATGGACTGGTGGAGCCCGACGAGGAATCACTGGCTTTCTGGGGCAAGAGAATTATGCCCGGACGATTGCACTTGTTTGGTGGTGAGCCCACCATGCACCCCAGACTCATGGACTGGTTCCGCCTGGCTGGCAAATACTGGCCAGTCTGTGAAGATGGTGATGCCACTCCCATCTGGTTAAACACCAATGGTTATTATCTGGATAAGTTATTTCCCCATGTGGAAGAATTATTCACGCAGCCTATTAAAATGTTTGTTAGTATTACACATCATACCCTGGCTGAACCCTACAACAGTCTGGTGCAGAGTAATTACGAAGAGCTGGCTGAACGTATTCTGGAAGTAAATCATCGCGTATATCCCAACAGACGTTTTCACTGGAAGACTGATACTCCCTGGGACAGCGAACATAAGAAGTTTGTGCATCTAACAGACGACCGTGGTTATAGTAGTGTTTTATTAAATGTATGCCGTCAGCACGACGATCACTTTGTACCACATTACAAGGGACATGGTGCTACACTGGAGCCCTGGTATGATTACAACGACGACCAGGGCCTGCATATGAATCATAATGTCTGTCATATTAAGAATTATGTACAGATCTATCAGGGTCGCTTGTATAAATGCCCACCACGTGGCGTATTAAATCAGACGCTGGAAACATATAATTTACAAGACACTGAAAAGTGGGCTCAATACTATAATGATTATGAAAGCCTGGGTATAGATGCCAGCCCAGAACAGATAGATGCTTGGTTTGAGCGCCAGAGAAGTGCTGAGAAATCCTGTAACATGTGCGGGTTTATGCACAGTCATTATCATTTGCCAGTACAGGAACACCTGCCCAAGAAACTGTTCAAGATCCGACCTGTCCAAGCATAAATAACAAAAAGAACAGGATTTAAGCAATGGCAATTCTACAAATCTCCAGAATTCAGCATAGACGAGGTCTACAAGAAGACCTGCCTCAGCTGGCATCAGCCGAATTGGGCTGGAGCATTGATACAAGAAAATTATATATCGGTAACGGCACTGTTGATGAAGGTGCACCTACAGAAGGTGTAACTGAAATCTTAACAGAGAATTCTATCCTGGATTTTACTGTTGGTTTTGCCTCCAATATAACTGCTTTACAGAATTCAGTTACTAGTATTGACGCCCGAGTTACTGTTTTAGAATCTGGTGCTATTGCTGCCGATTCGCAAACACTGTCAGGTGCCAGTTCAGGTTCCATTACAGCATTTACAGCCAACAACGCAATCATTTCTTATACTTGCAGTCAGGGAACCAAACAGCGCACTGGCGTTATAAAGGCCAGTAGATTTGCTTCAGGAACCACTGTATCGTATGACGAAGAATATACTGAAACAGCCACTACTGATCTAGTATTATCCATGACAGCCAACAGTTCTTACATGAGCTTAAATTACAGCACAACAACAGCAACATCATTATTATTTCAATTAGATAGTCTATCCTGATAACGGCCGTACATGTGGAAACTAAAAGCCAGTGAGCGTATAACTCATTGGCGTGAATTTCGAAAACAGTTAGAAGATCTCACTCTGGAACAAGCGGTGGAGTTAGTCGCTGAATTCTGGCAAACTTGTCCTTTTACCCCCTACTACTTAGAAGCTGGTCAGCCTACCGAATGGCCTGATCCCTGGACTCTTTTGGCTGACAATTACTATTGTGATCTTGCTAAATGTCTGGGTATAGTGTATACTGTGGCATTAACTAAGCATATAACAGCTGAACCAGAAATACACATTTATCGTGACAGTGAAACTAGATTGACCTATCATTTAGCTGTCTTTGACCAGGGAAAATATGTTATTAATTTAGTGGACGGAGAAGTTGTAAATATTAAATCACTAAACAAAACCATGCAGTTACAGTATCGATATACACGCAAAGACTTAAAAATAGAATAACAATGAGGTATCAATGACACAGATTCAAGTCACCAAACGAGAAGGGCACCGGGAAGTTCTGGATCTAGAAAAATTGCACAAAGCAGTTTTCTGGGCTACACAGGGAATTACTGGAGTCAGCGCAAGCGAAATAGAAATAAAAAGTCACATACAATTTTACAACGGAATTAAAACATCAGATATTCAAGAAACTCTAATCAAGAGTGCTGCTGATCTAATTTCGGAAGAAACACCTAATTATCAATACGTAGCTGGTCGCCTAATCTGCTACCATCTGCGTAAACAGGTTTATAACAGTTACACTCCCTGGCCACTGTTATCTCTGGTCAAGCGTAATGTAGGCATTGGCTATTACGATTCAGCTCTGCTAACAGCATACACTGAAGCTGAGTGGGCTGAACTGGACGCACACATCAAGCACGAGCGTGATGAGAACTTTACCTACGTGGCCATGGAACAATGGCGTGGTAAGTATCTGGTACAGAACCGGGTAACTGGTGAAATATTTGAAACACCACAAGTGGCATATATGCTGATAGCAGCCACACTATTCCAGACCTATCCAGCAGAAACTCGTCTACAGTGGGTTCGAGATTATTACGACTGTGTCAGCAATGGTGACATCAGTCTACCAACACCTGTTATGGCTGGTGTACGCACACCGCAGAAACAGTTCAGCAGTTGTGTATTAATTGAAACAGACGACAGTCTGGACAGTATCAATGCCACTGCGTCAGCCATCGTGCGTTATGTATCACAGAAGGCCGGCATAGGTATCGGTGCTGGTCGCATACGTGCGCTGGGCTCGCCCATACGCAATGGTGATGCCTATCACACTGGGGTCATTCCTTTCCTAAAGTATTTCCAATCAGCCACACGTTCCTGCAGTCAAGGTGGTGTGCGTAACGGTGCTGCCACAGTATACTATCCAGTCTGGCACTATGAATTAGAAGATTTATTGGTCTTAAAGAACAATAAAGGCACGGAGGATAACCGAGTACGCCAGATGGATTATGGCATACAATTCAACAAGTTAATGTATGAAAGACTCATTTCTGGTGGCGATATCACGCTGTTTAGCCCACATGACGTGCCGGAAATGTATGAGGCTTTCTTTAACAACCAAGAGCGTTTTAAAGAGTTATACGAACGTGCAGAGCGTAATACCAAGCTGCGCAAAAAGACATTTAAAGCTGCTGAAATATTCAGTCGTTATATAAACGAGCGTAAAGATACTGGTCGTATCTATCTGCAAAATTCGGACCACGCTAACACGCATAGCCCCTTTAAGGAAGAGGTTGCTCCCGTTAAAATGAGTAACTTGTGTGGAGAGATTGATCTGCCCACTAATCCGCTGACTGACATCAATGACGAACTGGGCCGTATTGCCCTGTGTACTCTAAGTGCCATCAACTGGGGTAACGTTAAATCTCCAGCCGATTTTGAAAAGCCCTGTACTCTAGCAGTTCGCGGTCTGGATGCCTTGTTAAGCTATCAGAACTATCCAGTCCGGGCGGCAGAATTGGCCACTAAAGAATTCCGTCCACTGGGCGTGGGTATCATTAACCTAGCATATTTTCTGGCCAAGAACGACGTCAGTTATTCCGACCCCGAGGCACTAAAGCTGGTTGACGAATACACTGAAGCCTGGAGTTATTATCTGCTGAAAGCATCAGCTGATCTAGCTGTGGAACAAGGCCCATGTCTGCGTTGGCAAGATCTCAAATCAGCTGACGGGCGTCTGCCTATTGACACCTACAAGCGTGAAGTTGATGAATTGGTCCCTGCTCAAGAGCGTATGCCCTGGGCTGAACTACGTGCTCAAATACAGAAAACTGGTCAGCGTAACGCGACCCTCATGGCCCTGATGCCAGCAGAGACATCGGCACAGATTGCCAATGCTACCAATGGTATCGAGCCCCCACGTAGTTTAGTCAGTATCAAGCAAAGTAAGCATGGTGTTCTAAAACAAGTGGTTCCAGAATTCCGTCGTCTTAAAAACAAATATGAATTACTGTGGGATCAGAAGTCTCCAGTGGGTTATCTAAACATCTGTGCCATACTACAGAAATATATCGACCAGGGCATCAGCGTCAACACCAGCTATAATCCTCGCTTCTATCCAGATGAAAAGATCCCCATGAGCGAGATGATTGGTCATCTGTTAATGTTCTATAAGTATGGTGGCAAGCAGTTGTATTATTTCAACACCATGGATGGCCAGGGTGAGATAGATATCGACAAATTGTCCTCACCTACCGTAGCTGATGTGGGATTAGACGATCAAGAAGATTGTGAAAGTTGTGTTATTTAATGGATAAGAAAATGAGTGTATTTAATATAGCTAATCAAACAGATCACACCCAGGCACTGGCATTTCTTGACCCAAACGGAACTCCAGCAGTTCAACGATATGACGTGTTAAAATATCGTCAGTTCGATAAGTTGACCGACAAGCAGTTGGGATTCTTCTGGCGACCAGAAGAAGTTGATCTAGCCAGAGACAGTAAAGATTTTAAAGAACTTACTGAGTTTGAAAAACATATCTTTACCAGCAATCTAAAAAGACAAATCCTATTAGACTCGGTACAGGGACGTAGTCCTAACTTGGCATTGTTGCCACTGGCCACGATTCCTGAATTGGAAACCTGGATTGAAACCTGGGCCTTTAACGAAACCATTCATAGTCGTAGTTATACACACATTATTCGTAATGTGTATTCCGAGCCTAGTGAAGTGTTTGACACCATTACTGAGCTACAACCCATTATTGATTGTGCTCGTGACATCAGCAAGTATTATGATGACCTGATTGAAACGGGAAATTGGTATCGTATGTTGGGTGTGGGTACACATACGGTCAACGGTGAAAAAATTGTTGTGGATATGTATGACCTTAAGCGCAAATTATGGTTATGCTTAAACAGTGTCAACGCTCTGGAAGGTATTCGCTTCTATGTCAGCTTTGCTTGTAGTTGGGCATTTGCTGAACTCAAGAAGATGGAAGGCAATGCTAAAGTTATTAAACTAATTGCCCGTGATGAAAACGTTCACCTGGGCAGCACACAGACACTATTAAAAATCTTACCGCAAGACGATCCAGACTACTCACTGATCAAGATTGAAACCAAAGCAGAATGTGAAGCCATGTTCCTGTCAGCTGCACAACAGGAAAAAGACTGGGCCAAATATTTGTTCAAAGATGGCTCAATGATTGGTCTTAACGAACAATTGTTGGCACAATATGTGGACTGGTTAACATGCAAGCGTATGACTGCCGTGGGACTGGACTGTGGTATGAAGCCAGGAAGTAATCCACTGCCCTGGACAGCTAAATGGATTGCTGGTAGCGATGTGCAAGTGGCACCGCAGGAGACTGAGATTACCACTTATGTTATTGGTGGAACTAAACAGGACGTGGATAACAATACATTTAAAGGATTTAGTTTATAAATGGCAGTGGTGCACGAGTTTAAATACAAGGTAGCACCAGATGGTCAATGGATAGAACTAGATGATTGGATAGCTACATTATCTGCCGAACAACAGACAGAATTTCACGATGCTGTTCGTAGACAAAGAGAATATCGTTCACAAGCCATAGCCGAGGGCAGATTGGTAGTGGACGATAGTCATCTGGGGGCTGACCGTAAACCTGGTGATCAACCGGTGTATATCTGGAAGGATCCAGAGGCTGCCAAACAGAATAAACCTGAAGATGTTATCTGGCGCAGATATTTTGATCATTGGTTGGTAAGTAATAAAATAACAATAACAGTGGAAGAAAGAATAATATGACATTAACAGTATACACCAAAAATAATTGCCCATTTTGTGATCGCGCCAAAGCACTATTGGAGAGCCGTGGCGTGGCATACACCTCGATCAACATTGAGGATGTACCCGATGCCCGTGAGTTTCTAGTAGAGCAGGGTTTGCGTAGTGTACCACAGATTTTCAATGGCACAACATTATTACAGGGCGGCTACCAGGGTCTAGCCGGACAACCCGAAGACTTCTGGGCCCAATTTCAAGGATAAAAATGTTAATTCAAAAATCAAGTAAAATAGATGCTGGTGATATCATCAGTCTCAAGTTGGCCAATGGTGATGAAATCGTTGGTAAAGTTGTGGAAGAAACTGCCACTGATTTTGTACTGAGTAAGCCATGTCTGGTTGTGCCCAGTCAACAGGGCATTGGACTGATGCAGGCCATGTTTTCAGCCAGTCCTGAGGCAGACATTCCCATCAGCAAAGCGCACATCATGATGAAATCAGCCACACTGGAACAACTACAACAGCACTATATCAAAACCACAACTGGTCTAGAAATACTACCACAAGGTTCTAAACTGAGATAATGACCAACAAGATAGCTCGTAAAGGTGATCAGGACGACCTAGGATACACCATTGAATCTGAATGTAGTCCTGATGTAAAGATCAATGGACAGCCAGTGGCACTTAAAGGCAGTCTGATGGACGACGGCGTGGCTATAGTTTCAGAAGTCAGCAGCACAGTCAGGGTAAATGGTCAGCCAGTGGCACTTAAAGGCAGTCAGACTGAATATCACCAACAACGCCCCAAGGGCATTGGTACTATAGATCAGGGTAGTGACGACGTCAAGAGCGACTGAGTTATAAATAGTAGCACATAATTACTTTGGTTAAATACTAGTATGCCCATTACACCCACCACTCTCATTGCAGTATCTGGTTTAGTTCGTGGATCTGGTCTTCAGATACCCACTGAGTTGACCAGTGCTATTTCCAATATTCAGAATAATCCACTGGTATCCACAGTAAGTTCACTGTCCACTGGTGGATTCAGTATTCCAGCCAGTT